ACCGTGTCTTGCTGGATATTGCCCTGATTGCCGTCGTCGCGGATCTTGACCGGGCCGTCGGTCGGCAGCATTTCCGAGCGGGCGTTGGCCTGAAAACGCAGCACGGCCTCCTGCAGCAGCGGGTGCCGCACCTTGGACATGCCTTCGACCGGAGCGCCGTCGGTCGAGCCGGACACGTTGGGCAGCTCGATCTTGAACCCGAGCAGCTTGATGCCTTGGGCGCGCTCCTCGATCCAGTCGCTGCGGCTCTGCAGGTCGTCATCGACGCCGCGCAGCAGGTCGTCGGCGATGCGCGCCAGCTCGTTGTCTTCGATCTTGTCGGCTAGGTTGTCGAACCAGCCTGCGTTCTCGTCTTCCGGCGCGCCGATCAGCGGGTTGCCGTCGAGGGAGACAGTGACCGATCCATCGGCATGCTCGATCTTGATGACCGCGCCGGATTTATCGACTTCTGGCGCGCCTTCGTAATTCTCGTTGTCGTGCCTGATTGAGAGGCCGGGGGCGATCGCGCCGGGCACTCCCTCGTTGGTGACGCGGATAGAGGGTGACAGTCCCGGCACAAGCGGCATGGCGCGTCCTCGAGGGATGTTTGGCCCGACTATACGTCCAGATGGGGCTCCGGGTCCAGTTCGGCCTGAAAACGACGCAATCCCTCCTTGGCCGCGGCGTCTTCGTCGTCGGCGATGATGGTGTAGTCGCGCCTGTGCTCGTGTGACGGGTCCGAAACATAGACCTTCCACATCGACTTTGACGGCATGCCGCTGGGAAACACGAAACGATCGACAGTGGCCTGCGCTTTCATCATCACATACCCTTCAGGACGTTGCGGAGCACATAGCCCTCGAGCGCCCAAATCTTGCGCCGGGCGTCGTCGAAGGCGATGCGCTTGGCGATGGTTTCATCGAAAGTCATCGGCGAGGAGCAGCCAGCCTCGCCGACGACGTGATAGCCGTTCATCAGCTCGATGGCGCAGATCATCAGCGTGCTGTCAGGAAAGCGATAGTATTTCACCTGACGGATGCGCTGGTCGATAATTTCCGGCGTAATACGCGGCGCAGTCTTGCCGCCTTCGCGGATCTGCATCTCAACCTGTTCTTCGGCTAACCTGCTCATAGGCTTTTCCTTCACATCGGAGCCGCCCCAGCCAAGGGCGTCAAGTTCGACTTGGCTGCTGGTTTTCCACCGCCAATCCTGCATTTCATCGTTGTAACGGTATTCGCCATCCCAGCCGCCGGTGTTGGTGGCGACAAACGCCTTGACGGGCTTGTCATGGGTCAGGCCCTTGCCGTGCAGCGGGCCGCCGTGGCAGACGCCGTTCAGGAAGCCATTAAGGTTCTTTTCAAAGACATTCGGCACGTCATTGCTCTCCCACAGCCATTTTTCAGTCGCGTCATGCCGGTACTGGCCAAGCGAAATCGGGCCCGGTGCCAACAGCTCCTTGGTCGGGAGGTGGTTGGCGTAGCACAGGCCATCCCATGGGCCGCCGTAGCATCTCCCGGCATAAGTCACGCTTTCACTCCCACGCCGGTGATCAGCCGACAAGTGCCATGCGTGGTCGGCGCGACGGCGTCCGGTATCCACGACATGCAGCGCGTGGCGATGCAGTTCATGTTTTTCTGGATGTCCTCATCAGTCGCGCCGTAGGCCAGCCGCATGCCGCGAGAGTTGGCGACATGGGGGGTGCCGCTGACCGGCGGCACCGCAATGATCGTGATAAAAGGGCACCACAGCGTCTTCGCCACATCGATAGCAAGGCCACTGATCGGCGCGACTTTGTCAGAGATTTCGGTCATGATGCAGCTCCACCCAATTCCAGAAACCAGCCCCATCGTTGCAATATTCATTGCCTTCAGGGGCCGAGACAAATCGCGAACCTGCTGTCATGCGAAGGCCCTGCCAAGGCCCGTCGCGACAGACGCCAATCCACAGCTTCACCGGCTCAAATGGCGGCACCGGCGTGAACAGCGGCGGCTTAAACTCGCCGCTCACTGCCTGAACCGCCCTTCGATCCACGATCTGGGCTTGCGCTCGCGCGTGGTGGCGACCGGCGGCTCTTCCTTGGCCGCGGCGCGCTTGGGCTCAGGCTCGCGACGCTGCGGCTTGGGATCAAACTTCGGGGTTTCTCTCTCGTGGCTCATGGCGCGCCTCTCCGTTTTTCGGTTTTTCGCCTGTCATAAAGGCAAAATACTTTTCTGCCGCCTCGATGACCTGCTGCGGCGGCAGCGTGCTCGCCAGATTGTTGGCGAAGGCGAGCGCCTGCACGCGCAGTTGAATCTGCTGGTCTTCAGTCACGGCACAACCCTCCAGTCCTTGGCCAGCATGTCGCTCTGGCTTGCGAGCCAACCCATCAGCAGCTCGCCGGTGGCGGTCTTCATGATGATGCAGGGCAAAACTTTGACCGTGCCGCCGGGCTGCAGACGGGCGTAATCGCGGGCAGGCTTCGACCACAGCTTCTCGCTGTACACCTCGCGCGCTCCATTAACGCCGGACAGGGCGATCCACATATCCTTGCCGTTCCAGCCGTCGCGCTGCACCTTGAGACCGCTCTCCATCAGCAGGATGGCCGCGCCGAAGTCCATATTGACGCCTTGGATCGACGGCATGCGATCATTCTCGGCGACGTGGGCCAGCTCCTCCATATTCTGGCGCTGCTCGGGCGTCTGGAGCGGATGGCCTTCGTCCGGCTGCGTCGGCCCTGCGCCAAAGCCGCCCACGCCGTAGCCGCCCGGGTGCGTCTCGTCGAGCGCATCAGCAATCGAAGACTTGATATTCCCAACGCTGTGAGGGAAGCGTGACATTGGTGTTCTCCTGTCAAACCGAATACAGAGGCGGGGGCTGCTTAACATTATTGAAATCCATCTCGTTGGCAAGGTCAGCCAGATGCTCTTCCGAGCGAATTAGCAGGCCGGAATCGCGTAGGTGGCGGATGGCCTGACTGACGGTGTCGGTCAAATCATCGTGCTTGGCCTTGGGAAAGCTGGCGACCTGCCGGATCACCAGCTCGGCCCATGATTTGTTGGGCGCATACACCATACCTTCGGCGAAGAAATGCTCGACGCTGTGCAGCCGCGACAGCTTGTCCTGATTGCCCGGGTTGATGAGGTGGACCGCCCATGGCTCATGCGCGTAGAGGCGGCGCAGCTCCTGCGACACCGATATGCCGCTGGCCTTGCTCTCGATCAGCAGACGATCGACCTTCATCGACTTGCAGGTTTCGGCCACCCGTTTGACCAGATCATGGATCGACAGCCGGTCCTGCCATGCGAACATCAGCACGATCTTGCTCATGCCTTCAGGGCCGCCGCCCTTGGGCATCGGGAACGGCTTGCCGTAGCGATCGGCCCCGCGCGTCGTCATCTTGTCGTGCTCGCCCGAGAACACGCCCCACACCGTCATGGCGCTATAGTCGTTCTGGGTCTTTTCGGTGTAGGCGGTGTCGATCGAGGCGAGAATAAAGTCGAGCGGCGGGTACTCGGGCTGGACCCACAGCAGCCAGTCGGCGTCCTTGACCACGCCGCCGCCTCGAGGGGTCGGCGCTTGCTGCATCTGCCCGGCGGTGGCGTAGGGCCCGAGGATCTTCTCGTCGCGATCGACCACCGCCAGCGGAAAGCGGGCCGGGAACAGCAGCTCGCCGTCGATCTGGCGCGGATCCTCGTAGCCCAGTCTGGTCCCGCAGGCCCGGTCGGGGTCGAAGCGCATCGGCAGCATGATGTGGTCGTAGCCCATGTCGCCGTCGAGGATGGTGCCGCTGACGTCGTTCTCGTGCACCCGCTGCATGACCACGATAATGGCGCTGGAGTCGGGCCGGTTGAGGCGGGTCGGCAGGGATTCGCGGAACCACGTGCAGACGGTCTGGCGATCGGCGTCGCTGTCGCCGCCCTTGACGCTATGGGGGTCATCGACGATCACGATGTCGGCGCGCCAGCCGGTGACGCCGCCCGCGGCGACCGCCATGCGCCAGCCGGTGGCGGTGTTCTCGTAGCGCCGCTTGGCGTTCTGGTCGCTGGTCAGGATGACGCGATCGCCCCACAGATCCTGATACCACTCGCTCTCGATCAGGCGGCGCATCCGCATGTTGTCGCGCTCAGCCAGCTCGATGTTGTGGCTGACGGCGAGGATGCGCAGGTGCGCCTTGTTGCGCGGCCCCCACAGCCATGCCGGAAAGAACACGCCGACCAGCATCGACTTCATCATGCCGGGCGGGACGTTGATCAATAAACGATTGTAGACTTCGTCATCGACGCGCTCCTCGCGCTCGATCGCCTCGAGATGCTGGCAGATGAAATCAATGTGCCAGTTGTGAAAATAGACCTGCCCGGGCTCGATGTGCTTCCACGCCATCTTGACAAAATCAGCCAGACTGCGCTCGCACAGCTCCTTGTCGATCGACCGCTTCAGGGCGTGGGCGTCGATCGTTCTGGGCAGGCTGATTGTGGTCACTTCAGGGCCTTCTTAATGGCATGGTATGCCGCCTCGAGCCCAACGCCGATACTGAACAGCACGATAACAGCCAGCACCGGCCACAGGGCGTCAGTCATGGTCATTTCAGGGCTTCAATGCGTTTGTGCGCCTCGTCGAGGCCCAGCCGCAGCCACGCCGGGTCGGCGCAGACATGCGTCCAAAACTCGTGCCGCGCGCCCTCGAGCGTCTCATGGCGCACCTTGATCAGCGGCCACGTGATGTCGGTGTCAACGCTGCGCTTGAGGCCAGCCCACCAGTCAAGGATCTTGTTCAACACATCGACCATGGCTGTCCTCCGTGGCGTTGACGCTGACTTCCTTGATGACGAAGGCGCGCGCTGGCTCGTCCTTGCCGGTCTCCCAGCCGCGCAGAATCCAGCAGGCACCGTTCCACTCAAGGCCCAGCGGCATCACGCTGGTCTTCTCGCCGTCTATATCGACCGTGATGCGGGTCTTAATCGGTGTCGTCATCCTCGTCGCTCCCCTCGACCACGTCAACGATCGAAGCCAGAGCCGCCCGGGCCGCATGCAGCTCCGGCGTGCTCAGATGGCTGACGTCGAGCTGCTGCACCGCCTTGACGGTGGCGTTGATGTTCTGCTCGAGGATCTTGCGCTCGCCCCAGTCCCGCGGGTTGAGCTTGCCCGCCAGCCACTGCCGGGCGGCGATCATGATCTTGCGGTCTTCGGGATCGACCGTCAGGTCGTCGGCCACCTCGAGAATCTCCTGCGCCGCCTTTTCGGCCCGCATGTGCATGGCGTCGTAATAGATGACTTTGAAATCAGGGTGCTCGTTGAGCCAGTAGCGCATCTGGCGGGCGCTCGGGGCCCATGGCTCTTCGATGGCGATGCGGTCGAGGGTGCGGCCCGAGGCCACTTCGTCACAGATTCGCTCGGCGACGAAGGGCGAATAGACCGCACGCCACGGCAGTTTGTATTCGCAGGGATCCTTGCGCGGCGTGCGGTAAACGAGAGGAGGTGTGCCCATGCGCCCGATTATGGATCAGGCGCATACGCTTCGCAAGATCAGCTTGTCTTGGTCACGCCATCGACGGTCGGCTCGTCGTCGCCGCAGGCGAAGTCGGCCCGGGGGCTGGGGCTGCTCCGGTAGCGGGCCAGCGCCGCCGCTTCAGCCTCATCGGGGTTCCTCGCCTCGACGTCGATGCTGAACCACGTGCTGACGGTCAGCTCAACGGTGTAGGTGTCAGTCTTCAAGGCGGCGCTCCCATGTGCTGCGCAGGTCATCAACCCGGTTGATGAACGCTGTATAGTTGAACTTGTGGCGGCACGCCTCGTTGGCGCACAGCTTGTTGGTGCTCATGCCGCCAGACGGGCCGTCGTAAAAGTCGATGCCGCCGCAGTAGGTGCAGACGAAGTTCTGTCCCCGCTTCAGATAAGTGGTGTACGGATCTTCAGGCGCGCCTTCAGGCGGCGGCGGCGCGTAGGTGATCACCATCGATCTTTTCTTGAACTTGTTGCGCAGCCAGTCAAACATGCTTTTTCTCCTTCTTCAGATTGATAGCGCCGCCGCTCAACGCCATGGCGGCCTTGCGAATCAATGCTACATCCTGCGCCAGCGTGACATATTCGCCCTTGTCCAAGCGATCGGCCAGCTCGGTCAGCCGCTGGTGAAGCTTTGGCGGAGTTATGCCCGCCGCCTTGTCGTGCAGGCGCTGCGCCTTGTCGATCCGCTGCTGTATCCCCCGCTCGAGCGCCGCCTCGCAGGCTTCAGGCGGCTCAACCTCAAAGATCGCCCCTGAGCTGGATATGCGCCCGTCGAGCGTCCAGTCGGCGTGCAGCGTGATCACCGGGCCAGCCTTGCGCCCATCACTGCTGCGCCAGTTGCGCCAGTCGCCATCAGGATCCTCGATAAATTCGCCGGGCGTGCGGCGGATCCTGACGCCGATCTGCTTGCCCTTGATATTGGTCACGCCCAGCTCGCGCAGCTCGACCGTCTCCGGGCCAGTGTGTTTGAGGGTGAACCATGGGCCCTGTTGCCGCCGCTCCTCCTTGAGCCGCGCCGCAACATTCTGGGCGTTGGCGACAAGGCGATCGATGCGCGCCTGCCGTGATTCGACCGCCAAGACGCCGTCGAACGCCCAGCGATGGGTCGGCTCGTCCTCCGTCTCGACGACGATCACCTGCTGGATGTTCGGCACGCGATCGCGCATGCAGGCGACCGCGGCGTCGATGTCTTCCCGGCACGCGAACACCAGCTGGCTGGGCAGCAAGTCGTCGCGGCCTTCGATTTTGGTCATGGTTTTATAAGGCATCAGCTGTCCCATTCGTTGTCGTCGATCCAAGCCGAACTATAGAAGCCGACGCGCTTGGCGCGCTTCAGCACTGTGCGGTGCACGTCGCTGGCCAGACAGCCGCACGATCGCGTCTTGCCGTTGCGCAAGCTGCCGCCGCGGACGACGGTCTCCTTGCCGCAGTCGCAGCGGCACAGGTGCTGGGTCGAGCCTCGATCATTGTTCTCGGCCCGGGTGATGACCACCAGCCGGGCGAACCTCGTCCCGGCGGCGATTGGCTTGCGCGCGCTCATTTGCGTCCGCTCCATGGGGCTTGGCCGGGCTGGACCGGCTGATCGACCAGCCGGGTCGCAGTCCATGTGCCGTCGCGGCTGTCGCGGGCGACGACATAGCCCTTCCGCTTGTAGCGTTCGGCCTGCTCCGCCGTCAGGTAGTTGACCTGCGACGCCAGATATTTGTCGCTCATTTGCGCCTCCGTCCGGCGCGCAGCGCGCCCGCCTTGCTGGCGTAGGCGCGAATCTCGCGGCAGCGGCTCGAGTGGCCCGACGGCAGCTCAGTAGCCACGACCCAGCGCCAGAAGGTCTGCTCGGGCCACTCCTCGACCGTGATGCGGTCGCTGATCTGGGCGAGGATGATGTGCTCGACCATCACTGCCCCCAGATGATCCGGTTGGAGCAGACCAGACGCTCGCCGCCAGCCTGTATGACTTGCAGGGCGCGCTCGTTAGCGTAGCCCTCGTGAAACTCGGCGATGGCCAGCGCGCGGCTCGAGCGCATGCCGTAGTGACAGCCGTAGGAGCAGGGCTTGCCCTGCCGGGCGGCCAGCGCGCCCGCCTTGCGGTAGGAGCCTTCGGCCTTCAGGGTTTCGGTGGTCTTGTGCATCTGCGTTCTCCTTCGCTTCAACCTGTCCCAATCCTATGACATGCGTATGCGCCTGTCAACAGCGAGAAAGTTATCCACAGGCTCTAATTTTTCACAAAGTTAGATTGACAGCGTATGCGCCTGTCGATAAGTTAGGGACAGTTGATTTGAACGGAGCAAGCAAATGACCATCACCACCGAATCCCTTCGCGTCTTCCTCGCCTACGCCAATGACGCCGACAACTGGAGCGGCACGCCGCTGGTCGGCGGCAACGTCGGCGGCTCCAAGGAAGAGCGCGGCAACCTCACCCAGCTCAAGCAGGCTGGCCTGATCAAGACCTTCAATGATGATGGCGTCTGGATCCAGTTCACCGCCGAAGGCAAGGCGCTCGCCGCTGAGCACGGCATCGACAGCAGCCGCTTCTGAACCACACTCGACAGGAGAACACGCATGAACCAGACCCAACACAATCGCATCGCCACTGCCCTGATCTACGGGGCCAAGGGCGACCTTGCCTTCGATGACCACGGCAACATCCGTTATGGCTGGGACAGCAGCATCGACCAGCGCGTCGTCTTCGGCGTCGGCCCGATCCTGCTCAAGAACACCCGCGAGGGCTTTCAGGTCACCGGCGAGGGCGCAAACTGGATCCTCGAGAACCTGCAAGGCTGCGTCTCCAAGCACGACGAGCGCGCTCTCGACAAGCTGAACATCTACCGCTGAAAAAAGTTATCCACAGGATCTAAAATCCTGTGGAATTAGATTGACAGCCGAATACGCAGCTTCTAAGGTACAGACAGTTCAACGCGGCAAGACGCCGCAAACACCCGAAGGATGAAAATCATGGCTCTCGCGAACACCTCCACCCTGACCGCCGCTTCCCGCCAGTGGGCTTCGCGCCCGAACGACGAACGCTTCGTCAACCTCAACGATCTGGCTGAACATTGCTACAACCAGCGCGTCCGCTCGGCGGGCAAGGTCGTCTCGAGCCGCTCGATCACCTGCGAGCCGGACGGCGACAACGGCCTGCACATCGTCGGCGAGAAGGGCAACGCCGCCGCGCCGACCCACTTCGCCTTCGGCCAGCTGGCCAACCTCGCTGGCGCGCCTGCTGGCTACCTTCGCACCCTACACCCGTCTTTGGCTGCTGACTGCGTCAACTTCGGCCTCAAGGTCACCCGCGACGTCGCCGACGTCGGCCTGCTCCTCCGCCGCGGCGACGAGGGCTTCTCGCTCGACGCCGCCACTGGCCCGAACTATGGCCGCGTGTGGAACACCACGATCGCCGATGCGCTCAAGGCCAACTTCGGCAATGGCATCGACGGCGACTGGCGCGTGCCGGGCGAGTTTGGCAAGCGCATCGACGTGACCAAGGCCAACACCACGCTCTATGCGGGCGATCGCGATATGTTCGTGTTCCTCGCCGACGAGGAAAACCGCATCGTGCTGCCGAACCGCCGCGGTGGTCGTCAGGGCTCGCTGGCTCGTGGTTTCTTCGTCCGCAACTCGGAAGTCGGCGCTGGCATCCTCGAAATCACCGCCTTCTTGTTCGATTACGCCTGCTGCAACCGCATCGTCTGGGGCGCGCAGGACGTCAGCCGCATCGCCATCCGCCACACCTCGGGCGCTCCCGATCGTTGGCTCGAGCAGGCGCTGCCGGTCCTCGAGACCTATCGCCACAGCGCGGCCAGCCCGGTCGAGGCCAAACTGATCGCCGCGCAGAATAAGAAGGTGGACAACGTCGAGGAGTTTCTGAAGTCGCGCAAGTTCACCTCGAGCCTGATCGCCCGCGCGCAGGCTTCCCACGAGGCTGAAGAGGGCCGCCCGATGGAATCGGTGTGGGATGTGGTGACCGGCCTGACCGCCGCCGCCAAGGGCGTCCAGTGGCAGGACGATCGCGTCTCGATCGAGCGCGCCGCGGGCAAGCTGCTCGATCTGGTCGCCGCCTGACTGTCACGGATTCGGCAAAATTGATGACAGTGAAAACCCCGGAGCGAGAGCCCCGGGGTTTTTTGTTGCGTATTCGGCTGGCGACTGTCATTTCACAATCTTAAAAACACTGGGCAAAATCGGGTTGTTGATCAGCACGCTGTAATCCCAGCCAGCAGCCTGTTCTTTCTTCATACTCTCCGTCATATTATCCACAGTCATGTCCTGAACCACCAGCTTACGTGACTTTTTAGTCTTTTTCACCATTTCACCCTCCTTTCTGTATGCGCTAGACGACTTTCTTGCATGCGCGCGTTAAAACTGCAAAATAACCAACCGAATACACAGCTGAACCGTAGCAGACCAGAAAGTGCCTCTTACATGGCTGTGTCCTTAGAACTTCTAAGCACACAGCCTGAAAAAGAAGAGGCGCATAAGAGGCATTAAGAGGCACCTACACCCCGTAAAAAAAAGCATGTGAAATAGTACATATAGAGAACGTACTCGTTTTGTATTATTCACAACCATTATTTCCCTTGAGGGAGAAAGTGCCTCTTAGTGCCTCTTACGCCTCTTAGTAAAACAGGCTGTAAGCCTAGAAGTTCTAGTGACACAGCCAAAAAACCATACAAGAGGCACCTAAGAGGCACTCAGCGCACCTTCACAAAATGCCAGCGCGTCTTCTCATTGCTGTTTTTCGTTTTGTGTGGCATGCGACGTAAGCGCATGGCGTCAGTGCCCACTGGAAATGCTCTGTCCTTGTGCGTTTTGAGAAAATTACCCAGCCGTGTTACGAACTTCGCCTGCCCACCACGGTGAAATTCAAATTCCTCCGCCAGCTCGTCGATCGGCTTTGGCGCTGACGCCGCGCTGACTGAAAACGACGATGACCTAGTTGTGCCCTTGGCCAGCTCGGCAATATCAACCGTCGTAAACACCGCCTCGCCCTTGATGCTAAACACACGCGCCATGGTTTCCTGCCACTGCTGGCGATCGTCATCAAATTCGGCCATTTCCTCACGTGAATCATCAACATCGACGCCAAGCGCAAACTTGACCGCCTCGCGCACCACGCGAGACCAGCCCTCATAGTTCTGCGTAGGCGTGAGCTGACAGGGGCGGTGGTCCCAGTTATGCTTGAGGATGGTAAGCGCGTCAGACAGCAGCTGCGCCCACTTATTTGGATCCTTGAACACGCCGTCTTCAATGATTGCGCGCCCTTTTTCAGTCGTCCAGCCGGTCTCCTCGTTGGCCACGCCCTGCGACAGGTAGCAGCGCAGCAGGCGGCGGATCATGTCCTTGCTGACGTCGATCGCGTTGCCCGTCACCACCAAGGTCGAGCGATCGATGCGGACCGTGACCTGATCATCATTCTTGCCAAAGCGCCGGATCTTTATTTCCGGCGTCGTCGCCGACAGGTAGGTGCGCAGCGTGGAGAAGTTCGGCATCTTGCCGCCGGGCACGTCGTCAAGCAGCAGCATGCCGCTCGAGCCAGTCATCAACGCCGTTTCGAAACGCTTGACCAACTCTTCATCTGTTCCTGCATCGGATCCGCACGGGATGACATTGTAGCCCATGCCTGCCACCGCAGCCATGACCAGCGCCAGATAGGTCTTGCCTGCGCCATATTCCGGCGCGTCGATCGCATAGCCCGGCGGGATGGGGAAAGCGCCGCGCGCCATCAGCGTGAACAGCAGCGACAACGCCACGCCTTCCGACACCTCATCGACGAAGGGGAAAGCCTTCAGGAACGCCCGCAGCCGCGCCTTGGCCGCATCGGCGTCGCCATTGACGTGCACGCGGCCACGCAGCGGCCCCAGCGCCGTGAAAACCACTTCGCCGGGCCCCACGTCGAGCACGCCATCGTCGAGCAGCAGGCGGCCTTCCCTGCCAAAGGATGGGGCCGTCGAAACGCTGTTGAGGCGAGGCGTGCCGACCGTGCCCGAGCCCAGCCGGAAATTGCAGATCGCCTCCTTCATGGTGTCGCCCTTGGGCGGGCCGCAGCGGATCCACACATCGCGATTGTCGAGCCATGCGGCGCGCCCGATGTTATAGCCCTCGCGCAACGCCCACTGGTGGGTCTTGGCCTCCAGCATCACCACCGCGCCGCGTTGATTAGTTTCCTGCCACGTGATGGTGTCGCCATCCTCGGAAACCGTCGCCGCGCTGGTGTTGCCGTCACGGACGGGGGAATTAATTGCAGACCAGCATTGCACCGCGTCGCTGATCAACAGCTTGCAGCCTGCGTCAGTCGGGATGGATTCGCGCACATTGGGTGTGGGCAAAGCTGAAAGGTTGAAATCGCCGTCGGGCGCAACCAGCGCCGCCAGACCATGCGCGCCAGCCGACGGCAGCACGCGCACCACATCATTGGCCGCGCCGCGGAACACGCGCCGACACATCGCCGCAGTGGCGGCCTCGGCCACGATCGCCGCCATGCTGGTGTCGCCGCCGTGCATCAGCACGTTTTTCTTCTCAACCTTGTCGTGCAGCATGTCGAGGGCCAGCTCGTAGCCGCTCTTGCGCGGCCCGGGCGGCGGTGTACACGCCCCGCCAGCGCCGCCGCCCGGCGGGGCTCCATTGCCCATGCTCCTCGTCTTGATCGCCTCCCAGTCCACGCCCTGCGCCGCGGCTGCGCTTTCCCAGTCGATATTGCTCTTCGCCTCTTCCCGGGCTGCGTCAGCCTTCAGCATCTCGCCGGTGGAGGCGTGCACGCCGCGCTGAAATTCGCGCGTCCATGCGTTGGGATTGTCGGGCATCGCCGCCTGCAGCTCCGCCACGCACTCGTCAAGGCTCAGCAGGCCGCGCTTGATGTGCATGCCGATCTGCAGGCCAAGCCTGTGGGTGTCGTCGCCGCGCCCGGTGCCAGCGGCGCGCGCCGCCAGATCGACCAGCTTGCGCTTGAACAGGTTTTTGGCGCGCTGGATCATCTCCGGCGAAATGTCGCCAGCAAACTCGCCCTCGCCGGGCTCGTTGGTCGCCTTAATCACCCAGCGCCAGCCCAGCGCGCCTAAAATGATGTTCAAATCGGCGTAGAAACTGGCCAGATGCACGATCGGCAATTCGCTCGGGCGCAGGTCGAACAGCGTCATGCCATCGGCGTTCTTCTCGTGCCGATAGGCCGTGCGCGTGTCCGGGTGCATGCCCCAGTTGACGAATTGCTTGGGGCCCTGCTGATCGGAACGGCCAAGGATCTGCAGCTTGATCGACTTGTCGTCTTTGACCCATTCATAGTCCATGCTGTAGGAATCGCCGCCCGACACCTGCGCCGCGATCATGAATTTCGGGAAAGCGCCAACGCGGTAGGCCATGCCAGTCAGCATCTTGTGCGCTGCGACCGCAGCCTCGAGGTCGGTGAAGTCAATGTCGAGCCCGACCATGAACAGCGGCCCATCGACGCCGAAGCCGCCGGTAGGATGGCCGCAGACCACGCCGAGATTGCCGTCAGGCTGCAGGTGCTCCTTGAGGAAGGCCAGCCGATCGGGGGCGTCCTGCCAGCCCGGAGCCCTCGGGGCTTTGCCGACCAGCGGGATGACCTGCCAGCCCCTGTCAAGCAGCTGAAGCGCCGCCAGCTGGGCGTTTAACGAAGATCCGGGCGGAGGAATGTCAAAAGGCTTGTAATTTCCTGTCGTATCGGCCATGTTCATCTTTCACGATTGGTAGGCGTGTGAACTAAAAAGGGCCCCGCACTCTCCCGAGCGTGGGCCCTTCTTTTATCTCCCCCAGAAGCCTTTTTCGTCGCCGTTGCGTGTGGCGTGCCGCTGGTACTTTTCATGGATCTTGCGCAACACGTCATCCTGCGCAGGCGTCGTCCGGTAGTTCATGCCGCGTGACAAAATGTCGGTGACGAAGCTTTGCTCCCAAGGCGTCAGCGGCCCGATGCCCCACAGATCGACCATCTCCTGCACCGACATCAGCAACGGCTCGAAAAACCGCCTGCCGCCCGCGCTCTCGCCCTTGTTGGCCCATGGCGGCGGCTCGCCCTGAAACGCCCATGGGCTGGAATCCCATTTGAAGCCGCCCGGATTGAAGCCGCCCGGGTTGAAGCCGCCGGTGCGGGCCCGGCGCGCGTCTGATTCCGCCGCCCGGCGCTCGGCCCGGTTGGACGCCTCGCGCTCTCGAGCCCGTTGCTCCCGATCGCGCTGCGCCTGAGCCTCGGCCTCTTCACGCTCGCGCCGGGCTTCTGCCGCCGCCGCCTGCGCGCGCCGGGCCTGCCGGAACAGATCCTCGAAAGGATCCCGATACCTGCCGCTGGGCCTCGAGCTTTCGCTGGCCGAACCATTGCCGTAGACGTGCGCCATCATCTCATCAAGGTTGTGGCCCTGCTCCTTCGCCATGGCTGTCAGTTTACGCATTGCCGCGGCGGCCTCGCCGTCGTGCTCGCTCTCCGCCATGCGCAATATCTTTTTGACCAGCTCGGCCTTGTAAACCGCCACTCCTGCCTCCTGCAGACAATAGGTCGCTGCGCCTGCAAAGAGCAGGTTAAGCATCGTTGACATTGTAAGGGAGGCAAGTTAGATTCAACGCGGGCTGGTTGATCCTATCTCGCGAGCTTCCTTAGTTCTCCTTCGGTGTGCTTGTGCGTCTGTGTCCCGGTACGTGGGCCCCCCGGTCAAAAGCCGGGGGGTCTTCGTTTGAGGGGGCCCAGATTAGACCCGCGACCGGTCAAAGTCCAGACACTGCATCTCGTGTTGGGCCAGCATGGCGATCACAACATCCAGCTGCCGACGGCGTCCCCTGCATTTGTGCTGCAGGTGCTCGCCGAGCCCGATCGGCATGACCCCCTTGCCCCACAGCCACCGATGCACCGTGCGCGTAGACACCTGCAGCTCGCGCGCCAGCGCCGACTGCCAGCCGGGCCCGTAGAGCAGCACGCAGGCGTCCCGAACCAGCTCGAACGGCAGCTGTGGCGCGCCTTCCCGGGGCTTGCGCAGGTCTATCACGACACAGGCTCCCCCGCCGCCTGCCACGCCAGAAAGGAATCATAAGACTTGGTGACGCACTCGGCGGCCTTGCTGATCACGTCGGCGACGTCCTGCTTTTCGTCGAGGCCGCTGGTGGCCATGACCATCAGCATGATCGCGACGTTGAGCACATGCTCGGGCGTCTCGTTGAACATGCTGGAGCCGAACACATGCGCGTCCATGGTGATGCGAGTCTTCTCGTGCTCATCAGGCTCGCCGTAAAACACTGGCGGAAAGGGGAAAAGCTCAGCTGACATTGGCCGGATCCTCCTTCATGGCGTGCATGTGGGCGCAATGCTCCTCGAGGTTGCCAAGCGTTGCCCTGACGCAATCGCAAAACTCCTTCAGGACGTCATCCACAGCCATCGGCTCATGAGCGTGCTGGGGGCTCAGCTTGTGGTGCATGGCGGCGACCATCGCCAGCATCGAAGTGTTAATCATGAAATCTGGCGTCTCGCCGTCAAAAGCCTGCGTGATGAACACGCCCAAGGTGAGCGAGCGAATCCGATCGATCTTGGACAGCTTGCCGTAGAAAATCGGGGGGACGGCTTCATGCATTACTTTTCTCCTTCAGGATAGGGGACAAGGCGCGCGCGCCCGTTAACCATTTGGTAATTTACGGGTTCGTCAGTTTCGACGGCGCGATAGTCATCCGCCGTCGTCCAGCTATTGAATAGATTGCGGGCGTTTTCCGCCGCCTCCTCTTTGGTGGCGAACACCACGCTGTTTTTCTCCCAGTGGTTGCCAACTTTCACTTCGGGCCGCCAGCTCATTTTCTGGCTCCATAAGTGAAGATCGGCGTCGGCGCAGGCGCGTCCCGATCAGGCCAGAAAAACCACATGCCGAACGCGACCAGCGCGATAAAGCAAAGTGGGCCGTATTCCTCCAGATCCATCCTCGTTCTCCTTCGGTTGGGAGGGAAACGGGGGCGCGAGCCCCCGGCCCGGTCAATAGCAGGTGGTGTAGCAGCTGCGCTGGTTGCCGTAGGTCTGGCAGGTGGTGGTGCAGCTGCCAGCCTTGGCCATGGCGACATAGCCAAGGACGCCCAAGGCGACCAGAATGACGCCAACGATGATCTTGTTCATGCGTGTGTTCCTTTTTTGATTCTGGCTGATTTTCATCAGGCCGGGAAAGATACCCGACTATGGCCCCGTGGGACCATTTCGACCTCAAGGTCCAACCAGATTGATGTAGACGAGCATGACGATCGTCGCGCCGAAGACGTAAAGGGCGTCCACCCAGAACGGGCGCATCAGCCGATGCGTCCAAGGGCGATGTCGTCGCAGCGCAGCTTCTCTTCGACCAGCTCGTCGAACGCCTCGGCGGCGGTCATGGTGTGATCGATGTTGGAGGCGACGCGCTTGACGCCGATCGCCGCGGCCAGCCGCTCAAACTCCATGCGATGCTCGAGCGTCTTGAATTGGAAAGACCGCTGCGTGCGGAACAATTTGGTCTGGATTTCATAGGTGCCGGTGTAGACGGTGACCATGGTGGGCGCTCCTCAGTACGGGGGCGACTGCCGCCCCCGATGTCCATACACTACGACAGGCGTATTACGCCCGTCAATCGATATTTTTAAGCGCCTCGGCAATTAGCGCGTCGATGTCGGCGGCCACGCGCGCCCAGTGGGCCGAACTTTCGTGCGTGCGC